CAGAAATTAAATGAATTAGGCATTAAAGAGGAGACAAAATGATATGATAGCAATCATCGATTAAAATGCCTATCATTATTCGACAATCACCATAAAATAAGACTTTATAGATGTTACGTTTACAATAAATTTATATTTTACTAATTATTTACTAAATATAATGTCTTGAATGAATACAAGGGTACCAAATGGCGAAGAAACCAAGAGGTACTCTTTTTCTACATTATCTTTAATTTTTATATATAATGAACCTTGTCAGTGAGGTGAAAAAAGATGAATTACATATGCGAATCTTGCGGTAGTTATTTGAAATATTATGATAAAGTTTCAAGAATGGTACGGACGAAAAATCGTAAAGCGTCTATCATTACTGTAAAAAGATTCAAATGTCCAGTTTGTAATTGTATACATAGAAATCTTCCAAATAATATTTTCCCTTATAAACAATACGACGCGAGAATAATAACAGGAGTTATAGAAGGTAAGATAACAAGCGATATGATAGATTATGAGGATTATCCTTGCGAGATGACTATGACTAGATGGAGAACGCTTAATTTACAATCTCTCTTATGAGAAAACCCTGAATAAAAATGTAGTTATATGAAAGGAGATTTATATCATGGAGAGAAAAGGAAACAACATAGCAGAGGATACATTCTTATACTGGATGGATGTAGAACGATATATGGCAGAATTCAAAGAAGGAAATTTTAATAATTATGAAGAATGTCAAACAGTTTTACGACATCTTGCTTTAAGAGAGATGAATTTAGTTATAGAGAAAAACAATAGCTCTCAAGTAACATCTATCGAAATACCAGCATTTTTAGTAAAGCGTTAAAACGAAGGGCAGTCTGTGAAAACATAGACTGTCTTTTTTTTTTTCGTATTAGTTTCCACCGAGGTTGTTTTTACTATTATGCATTTCTAACCTAGAATAGAATCACCGGCGGTAATAAACACAAAGGAGATTTATATGGGAACAACATTAAGAGCTGAATTATCAGAAAAGAATCCATATTGGATAGAGAAACATAGATACTACGAGTTAAAACATTTTTGCCTGCAATATCCTATATGGAAGAAAGCATATGCTGCATTAGACGGCACAAATACAAAAACTATGAATTTGGCGATGAGAGTTATAACCAATAATATTGATGACCCGACATCAAGGTATGCAATAGCCAGAGCATATTATGCAGACCGTATGAACATGCTTGAAAGAGTTGCTAATTTCACAAATCCAGAATTAGCAGAGTACTTACTAAAAGGAATTACGGAGGGCTGGTCTTATGATATTTTGAAAGCTAGATTAAACATTCCATGTTGCAAAGATATTTACTATGACTTGTACAGACGATTTTTCTGGTTACTTGATAAGGAACGAGGATAGCTTCGCGATAAACACATTGTCCTTTATGAAGAAAATAAAATCATAGCGGAGGTATTAAAAATGGATATTGTAAAGAAAGTAGCAAAGATGAGATTGAATTTTCATGCAAGTATGCTAGACGTATATAATGTTGCTAATCAGTTAGGAATATTAAAAGACGATAAAGCTGAAGAAATAATGAAAAAACATACAATGAAATGCTTTGATGCAATGGAACATATGGGATTAGATCCGTTTGGAAAGCATTCTAAAGATTGAGCCAGCAATGGCTCTTTCTTTTTATTCTAGGTTAAATCCAGTACGTAGGTTACTGGAAATCATACTATATTGATATTTGAAAAATTGCCCGGTGGGAAAATTCCGGAAAATGTTTTCAGAAAGGAGGAGCATATGCCATTAATTTGGTTACTGGTAGGTATTCTTATAGGA